AATCACGCCAAATCAAATGGTTGATATCACAAATAAATAATGCATCATGAGCATTTTATCATCACTAATCGAAAACATCCAAAAAGAACAAGAACATAAGCAGTCTGCCAAATCCAAACTGGTAGATTTTGAAAAAATGATTGCTGATGAGGCAAGATCACAAGGCATGTTGCCTCGCACTTATCTTGAACAACTGTGTCAAAAATCAGAATCATTTGCAAATTCTAAATTAGTAAAAGTTTTGATGGGCGAACAAAGTGCAGTTGATGAAGGCAAGGTAAAAGATATGGTGCTGGACATGGAAGCAGATGCAGCTGAAATGAGCAAAGAAGAGTTTATTAAAGCACATGGATCTCAAAATGCAGACATATGGGACAGAGTGCAAGATGAAATGCGTGGAGACACCAACGAAGGTGCTGTAAAAGATTATCTCATGGATTTGGAAGATGATGCCACTAAAATGAACAAAGAACAATTTGTTGCAAAGCATGGTGAAGGCAAAGCAAAAATATGGGACAAAGTAAACAGTCCCGATTACAAAGACATCAGTGACTTAATGGATGGCAATGAGTTTGCACAAAAAGTTAGACAACTCAAAGCACAAGGAGCCAAGCCAGGAACCAAGTTTAAAACATCCGATGGTCAAGAACACACACTGGAACAGATTATTCAAAAGACAAGAAATTATCTAGACATGCTAGAACAAAAGTTAAAAGAGCAAAGCATGTCAGAAGACGAACATGAAGACAAGGGTGAAATACAATTTGGATCATATCAAACCAAACATTTTGATATGTGTCCGTCAGCAACAGATTTATACAAAGATGGCAAATTCAAAAACATGGATCTAGCAGAGCGTTCTGTCAAATTACAAGACACGCTGTTCTATATGGAAAAGCATGCTATGGAGATGAAAAAAGTTGATGAACAATATGTCGTGATGATGCAAAACCTTGCTGATCAAATTATGGCCATGGCAAAGATGATGGACATGGAAGAAGAACACAACTACATCCAAAGCCATGTTGATGCAGTTAAAAACATGGACGAGTCAGTCCGTGAAAGTAAAGCCATCACTGAACAAGAATTTGAACAACTTGCAGAGAAGAAAGATGCATGTTACCACAAAGTTAAATCAAGATACAAAGTTTGGCCATCTGCCTATGCCTCTGGTGCACTTGTTCGTTGCCGTAAAGTAGGCGCAAAGAACTGGGGCAACAAAAGCAAAAAATGAACTTAAGACCATTTATCAATATCATCGATGAAGCTGAAAAAGGCTATGCCAATTGGGATCACGAGTATCCCGTTGAATATTCTAAACACTTAGAAAAAACATTTGGTGCTCCTGATGAACTTACAGATGAACAAGCAGTGTGGCAACACAAGGATGGATTTAAAAGAATTGTTAACCGTGATGAGTATATCCTACATGGATCACCAGCACCACACTATGATTTCATTTACTGTTATATAGATCTTGAAGTGCCAGAAGACATGTCAGATGAATTGGCCAAGTGTTCAGGGTCGATATTGATTGATCATTTAAAAAACGAAGTTGGTGCAAGATGTGGATCACTCACAGCCAATGCTGTTACCTTAAACTTTGTGTTGGACGTTGTGGCAGGAAGAACAGAAGCCACAAAGGATGAATATGAAAAACGTATTCTTAGCATGAGGGAAATGTTTGAGAATGGCGAAACATATTCAAATGAATGGTGGGAAGACCGATCCAAAGATGCTGATCCTAGCAATCCTTTCTACAAAGACATGGAAGAACAAATGGATGAAGGCACTCGCTGTTGGAAAGGTTACGAAAGAAAAGGATTTAAAACCATGTTTGGCAAACGTGTGCCAAACTGTGTGAAACGTGAAGACAGATATCTTGTAGTGGACAAGTTCAATGAGCCGGTCAAACTGTTTGATGATGAGCAACAAGCAGTCGAATACTTTAAAGAAAATTATCAGTTACTAGACGAAGAGGAAACACCACAAAGTATTTTGGCAAAATATCCTAAAGAGTATGCACAATTAAAACAAGGTGCTGACCTCATGGACTTTGATGAATTATACCGTGAACTGTTTGATTATTTTAGTGCCACAGGTGAAATGCCATATGGCACACAAAAAGCCAGAGACGGTGATCCTTATGTATGGATAGCAGATGAATTAGATGATTTAGGTTTACTAGATGAATCAAGCCACGCAGGACTTAGAGCATGGTTCGGCAAAGGCAAAAAAGGCGGAGCAGGAGGCGGTGGATGGGATCGTTACAACACCAAAGGCGAACGTATTGGCAAGTGTGGAGACAGAAAAGCCAGTGAAGGCAAACCTAAGTGCTTGTCCAAAGCCAGAGCGGCATCTCTTAGAGCTAAAGGTGGCAAAAAAGCCATTGCGGCAGCTGTGAGAAGAAAACGTTCCAAAGATAAAAATCCAGAAAGAAAAGGCAAGGCCATCAATGTTAGCAACAAGCCACGTGGGAAAAAATGAGCGAAATAGTTTATAAAGTTATACAAGAAGTTTTAACTGACGATGTTGATAAAATAAAGCCTGAAGCAAGACTGATCGATGATCTAGGCGCAGACAGTTTAACTGCTGTAGAAATTGTAATGGAACTTGAAAAGAAACTTGATATTATCATCGACGACAGTGAAGTAGAAAAAATCGTCACTGTGCAAGACATAATAAATATTATTGAGAGCAAATAATGAACTTTGACGAAGTAAAATATCAAATACAGAATCCTGCAGTTGGAGATGTATTGACCTTTGAATTCGATGACACACTTGCAATAGACACTCCTATTATAGAAGTGCATGGCAACAATATACTGGTGTATACCGATGAGATAGCTGGCAAACTGTTAAACACTTTAGAAGCAGAGTATAGAGGCAGAAAAGTAAAACTCAACAAGCCAACACGCGGAGATGTTTCAAAATTTAAAGTTTATGTCAAAGATCCAAAAACAGGCAACATCAAAAAAGTTAATTTTGGCCATGGTGGCACTAGTGCTAAAAAACGAGGCGAAAAAACTATGAAAATTAGGAAGTCAAATCCTGCTAGACGTAGATCGTTCCGTGCAAGACACAACTGCGATAATCCAGGACCAAAGACCAAAGCAAGATATTGGTCATGTCGCAACTGGTAAACAATCCAGACACTCACGAAGACACTGCTTGGCTAAACACTGAATTAGATGATCTATGGATATTTGACAAACTAATACTGTCAAAAAAATTAGGCTATGTGTGCGGCCCAGCTGGAGTTGATGTGCCACAGGATGGTCACTATATTGTGCGTCCTATTACCAATTGTGTGGGGTTGGGACTAGGCACCAGCATAGAATACCTGACTGTGAAAGATTGGACCGATCATTTAGAACCAGGAAAATTTTGGTGTGAAATATTTGAAGGAGATCATCTATCAATAGACTATGAATGGGGCAAACCAATATTGAGTGTGCAAGGTTACAAATCAAAAGACACATTCACAAAATGGGACAAGTGGATCAAAGTTCAACAACTTATAGAGTTGCCTGACTTGATAAAACCATTAGCAAAAAAATACCAACACATGTGCTGTGAATACATAGGCGGAAAATTAATAGAGATACATCTAAGACGTAATCCTGATTTTGATTGGGGCAACACAGAATTTATTCCTGTGTGGCATGGACAAAACACCACTCCTCCTGAAGGCTACAAATATATTGACTACCCTGAATTACATGGTCGTGTGGGAGCATGGATCAAATAAATATTAGCATGAAGATCAAAGAAGTCATACAAACACCTGATCAAAAGAAAAAACCACAAGCACCTGGATCTCGTGGATTGTCCTTACACACTATCAGAGCAGGCAAAAGATATTTTGATCTCACTGCCAGCAAAAAACAATAGACACTTTCAATTTTATATTGTATAATTCTTAAAAGGAGTTGTTATGAAAACACTTAATTCAGAAGAACAAGCAAAAGTAAAACACGTGATCGAAAGCGGGATCAAAGTAAAACAAGAAGTCAAGGACTTATCAGATGGCTTGCGAGACACAGTCAAAGCAGTAGCAGAAGAACTTGAAATCAAACCAGCACTGTTAACGAAAGCAATTGGAGTAGCATTCAAAGAATCATTAGCGGCTGAAAAGCACGACATTGAAGAATTAGAAGAACTTCTGGCCATTGCTAAAAAGGCATAATGCAAAAGCCATACCAATGGCTAGCATGGACCAGCACGTCGATTGTGTTGTTTGCGGCATGTTTGTCTAGTTTTATTCCTGAACTGTATATACATCACTATTTCTTTTTGATTGGAAATACTTGTTGGGCCACGGTTGGATTTCTATGGAAGGAAAAAAGTTTGCTCTTTTTCAGTTTGTGCTTAAATGTGGTTTATTTCTTAGGTCTGGTGGTATAAACATTGTTACTCAACACTATGAATTACAATAGAAAGATGTTATACTAAGTTATGAGTTATGTAGACGCACTGTTTGACAGAGAAGCAGACAAAATATCTGTGGTTGAACGCATCAAAGGTGAAAGAAAGTATGTGGAATATCCTGCTAGATACGTGGCATACTATGATGATCCGAAAGGCAAGTTCAAGTCAGTGTATGGCACTCCTGTGTCACGCATAGCAACCAAATCAGGCAAAGAATTCAAGCGAGAAGTTCACATGCAGTCAGGCAAACGCCTGTTTGAATCTGATATCAATCCAATATTCCGTTGTTTGGAAGAAAACTATTTGAACAAAGACGCTCCAGAACTACAGGTTGCATTCTTTGACATCGAGGTTGACTTTGATCCCAACAAAGGTTATGCCAAGCCAGCAGATGCATGGGCGCCAATTATTTCGATCACTGTGTATTTGCAATGGTTGGATCAATTGATCACACTGGCTATTCCTCCCAAAGACTTTCCTAATCCAGAAATCATAGAACAACAATTTGAAAACACCATGCTGTGTGAATCAGAAGCAGACATGTTGGACAAGTTTATTACAATCTGTGAAGATGCTGATGTATTAAGCGGATGGAACTCCGAAGGTTTTGATATTCCATACACAGTTAACAGAATACAAAAAGTAATGTCCAAAGATGACACAAGACGTTTGTGTTTGTGGAACACATTCCCACGCAAAAGACTGTTTGAAAGATTTGGCAACGAAGAAGTCACATATGACATCATAGGCAGAGTGCATTTGGATTATATGCAACTGTATAGAAAATACACATATGAAGAACGTCATTCATATGCATTAGACTTTATTTCTAAGATGGAACTTGGCGAACAAAAAACTCCATATGAAGGCACATTGGATACATTGTATAATAAAGATTTTGTGAAGTTTATTGAATACAACAGACAAGACGTGGCACTGTTGGGTAGACTTGATGACAAACTTAAATTTATTGCACTGTCCAATGAATTAGCACATCAAAACACTGTGTTGATACAAACCACAATGGGTGCTGTGGCAGTGACTGAACAAGGCATCATCAATGAAGCACACAGACGTGGCATGGTTGTGCCTGACAGAGTAAGACGTGAACCAGGCTCGGATCCAGCGGCAGGTGCCTATGTGGCATATCCTAAAAAAGGATTGCATGATTGGATTGGATCAATTGACATCAATTCACTGTATCCTTCTGTGATTAGAGCATTAAACATGGCTCCTGAAACTATTGTAGGACAACTGCGACAAACACTGACAGATGAAGAAATTGAACGCAGAATGACCATGGAGAAGAGATCATTTGCAGGTGCATGGGAAGGCGAGTTTGGATCACTTGAATATCAAGCAGTGATGCGAAAAGACAGAGCACAAAGCATTAGTATTGATTGGGAGAATGGTGAGTCAAATATATTAAGTGCCGCAGAAGTGTATGAATTGATATTCAACAACGATCAGCCATGGTTTCTTTCTGCAAATGGCACAATATTCACACATGAATTTGCAGGAGTGATTCCTGGGCTGTTGGAGAGGTGGTATGCAGATCGCAAAGAACTGCAAGCCAAAAAGAAGAAAGCCATTGATGCCAACAATGAAGTAGAAACTGCATTTTGGGACAAGCGACAACTTGTTAAGAAGATTAACTTAAACAGTTTGTATGGTGCTATTCTTAATCCTGGTTGTAGATTCTTTGACACAAGGATTGGGCAATCCACAACACTTACAGGCAGATGCATCACAAAGCACATGGCATCGAAAACAAATGAAATTATATGTGGCGATTATGATTACAGAGGCAAAAGTGTAATATATGGCGACACAGATTCTGTGTATTTCTCGGCATATCAACCACTGAAGGCTGAAATAGATGCAGGCAACGTGCCTTGGAGCAAAGAGTCAGTGACACAACTGTATGATTCTGTGGCCGAAGAAGTTAACAAATCATTCCCCAAATACATGTTGTCTGGATTTAATTGTCCTTCTGCTTATGGCAAACTGATTGCGGCGGGTAGAGAAGCAGTTGGTTCCAAAGGATTGTTTATCACAAAGAAAAGATATGCCATGAAGATATATGACCTTGAAGGCGAAACTGTTGATAAGATCAAAGCAATGGGCCTTGATTTGAAACGTTCTGACACGCCTGCCTATATACAAGACTTTTTGTCTGACATATTAGACAAGGTGCTGACTGGATCCGAAGAAGAAGAGGTCATGGACTTTATAGCGGACTTTAGATTAGAATTTAAGAAAATGCCAGGTTGGGAAAAAGGATCTCCAAGACGTGTAAACAAGCTCACTGAATATCACTCGCGTGAAAAACGTAAAGGCAAAATTAACATGCCAGGACATGTGAGAGCGGCTATCAATTGGAACACACTGAAAAAAGTTTACAACGACAAATACTCCATGGACATCATTGATGGACAAAAATGTATTGTGTGCAAACTGCGTGACAACCCGATGGGATACACTTCAATTGCTTATCCAACTGATGAACTGCGTATTCCTGATTGGTTCAAAGAACTGCCGTTTGCTGATGACCAAATGGAAGCAACACTGATCAACAAAAAACTAGATAACCTGATTGGCGTTTTAGATTGGGATCTAGGAGCTTCAGATGCAGACAACACATTTGATAAACTATTTGGGTAATGGTTTCAAGACGACAAATTAAACATGCTATCAAAGTGCTGACAGAAGCATGTGATGAAGACTTTGCTGGAGTAAAATATGAATTGGAAAAATCATTAAACATTGCTAAAGAAGTATTATCTGGCACTGACAAAAAAATAAATGCTTTGGTTGAAGATCAAGGCAAAGCACAATCTGTATTTGGATTCACTGAAGAGCATATAAAATATCTTTCTGTCACTCATCCTAGTGCAGTGAAAAAGTTTATCGAAAATTGGATTGGAAGACAAAGTGACTGGCGTTTTCCTTGGTGCTGGTTAATAGCCAACAACTATCAATATGTGTATCAGTCAGTGAAGTCTACACTTGTGTATGTGTTGTCTAATCATGTATCATTGAAAGAAATAAAATATTACACCAACGAAAAGACAGCAAAAACTAAACGTGCGAATGCTTCAATGTTTAGGCTGAAACCATTACAGCACACAGGTCACATTGAAGATCACCATGTGCCACACAATCAGATTGGTGCTTTGATTGCTCTTGATCTAGTGCCATACTATAGTTTAGAACAGATATCAAATTTAATTAGGTCCTGTAAAAATGTGTTGAGATCAGGTGGGCAAGCACTTATACATTTTGCAGATGGCGACGGAGATAAAGAATGGAAACAGTTTATTGATCATAAAATTACATATGTAAATGAAGAAATAATAAAAAAATGTGCAGAAGATAATGATTTGCAATCGGACATTTACCACATAGATGACATGTATTCGTTTGTGGTTCTAACCAAACCAGGTGAGAAAACAAGTGTCAAATCACACCTAACAAAGATCACGCCACTTTGAAAAAATTTATTGACTTTAGCTCTAATTACACATATAATTTAACAAGGAGAAACAAACATGAAAGATACACTACAAGATATTGTTAAGCACACACATTCGCTAGGCTTTATTGACCTTGTGAAAATTGTTGGCGATGACAAAAAAACTGAACTAGATGCCATGGCAGAAGATAGATCTGTTGTGGTCAAATCTGAAATGAAAAGTTCAGTGAATGAATTTCAAGGCACATTCGGCATGCCAAATTTAGGCAAACTTGACATTTTAC